GCCCGGATCGGCGAGATGTTCTTGACCCCGCGGATCACCGCAGCCTCGGTCTCTTCCGGCACGAGATAGCCGCCGTCAGGGCCTGAGCCCACCGACAGGGCCTTCTCCTCGAGTCTGTGCAGTCCGTGGGCCTCGCCGTGGCGGACATAGGCCTCGAAGGCTGCCTTGTGCTGGAGCGTCGAGGCCGAGCGGAAGGTCGAGGCCCCGAGCTGCGGCCGCGCCGATTTCAGCGCGAGCTCATCCACGATCGCCTTGTGCTCATCGATCGCATTGTTGATGCGGTCGAGCTTCTCGATGGTGAGCACGTCGGCCGACAGTCGCTTCTCGATCTGGCCGATGCGCTCATTGTTCGTCGCCTTGAACGCCTCGAAGGCGCGCATGAAGTCGTCGAAGGCATTGGCCACGTCGTCGCCAGAGCCACTCGCGGCGCCGTCGCTCGCGGCCTTGGTCTCGATGTCTCCAATACGCGTGTCTTCGGCATGAATGTCTTCGGTCAAATGCTGTTCGCTCATGTCAGTCCTCTTCTGGGCCAGTCTTCGCAAGGTGCAATTCCGCAATGCCCGGCCCTTCCCCGGTCATCCGCGTTTCTATAATTTTGAAGTCTTTTGAGAGCGGGATAATTCCGCCTGCGGCGGAACGCCTAGGTTGGCCTGAAAACACCCCTGTCGAGATTCCATAGGCACATGCCAGCGTCGCCGGCCTGCGGATATTCGCGCGAGTCAGCGATAGCTTGAAGCACGCGTCTGCCCTCCTCAGGTGCAAGCGCCAATGAGTTCTTCACCGCGATTAGCCTGACTTGCAAATTGGGGTGATCGTAAAGGCTCAACAAGGCCCGCCGCTGATCGCCGGGACGCGACCTTAACTCATCGACCACATGGTCCTTCTGTTCATAGAGGCGGTTAAACTTCGCGACCTCGCCATACACGAGCGCCTCCTCTTGCGCCAAGCCGATGTCGACAAAGCGACTGACGAGTTCGTCATTCGTCAGACTTCTTAGCCTACTGCGCGACATCCGCGCGACGGTCAGAGCGGATGACGACCGCTTCAGGAAGGGCGCGCCAGTGGCAACAGCCAACTGCTGAACGAGTTTCGCAGTGACTTGGGGTTTGCCCAGCATCATCCGGTAGGTCGCCGCCACCGCTTCAAAACGAACCATCTCGTCGGCATGACTAGCCAGAGGCAGCAAATCTCTGTGGTGTTCCGTACCTCGCGCCTTAAGCTCGTCCTCGATCTCCTGAATTTCTGCACATGGCGCTTTGGCGCCCGACAGCACAAGCTCAGCGAAGCTCTCCGCCAGTTCGTCGATGGTCTTGTCCTGGAGTTTGCGGCGCTCCATGCTCTTCCTCCTGCCTATCGCATGATAGCACGGCGAAGAATGGAAGAGCCGAAGCGTTCGCCGCGTTTGGAACTTCTCAAGTGGGCTTGAAGATGCCCCGGTCGAGATCCCAGAGAGTCATGCCGGCTTCTGCAGCCTCGGGATACTCGTGTGTGTCGGCGATGCTTTGAAGTGATTCACGCGCCGACTCTGGCGCAACCGCAAGCGTTCCAATAGCGGCCTTCAAGCGAACCTGACCGTTTGGGTGATCGTAGAGCACCAGGAGAGCGCGCCGCTGATCACCGGGGCGGCTCTTTAGCTCGTTTTTGACCGCATCCATTTGACCATAAAGCGTGTTGTATCTGGCGACTTCATCCATGAGCAGAGCTTGATCCTGCTCCAGAGCGATTTGCTCGAAGCGATCCACTAAATCGGTCACTGAGAGTTCGTGAAGTTTGGTTAGCCTCATGGCTTCAGGACGCCATTCTCAATCAGTGCTCTGTAGCCAACTCTTGTTCGCTCCGCCCAATCCTTCCCGCGCAGGTACGTCCTTGGCGACACTCCGCCATAAGCATCCCTTCGAACCATATACCAGCCGGTGATCTGCCAGTGCTTCAAGGTCGGAATGCGCACCAAATTGTCTGGCGAGTCTATCACAGACCGGGCGAAGCCATCCTGCGCGGCCGGTGTCTGCTCCACGATATGATGTATGTCGTACCCTGTTGCCGGAGTTGAAACCGCATCCTGCAACTCCTCCAAGCTCTTCGGCGGATCGGCATAAGCCTCGATGTAGGACCCTCCCTCCTCGATCACCCATGCCGCGAGTTCCATCCCTTCAAGAATGAGCCGGGCCCTTCCGAGCGTCGCTTCGAAGGCTAGTTTAGCGACGTGCCTTGCCACCTGTTTGATAACGGCATTGCGGGCACGCGCCGAGCTCGGTCGCTCCGGCGGCACCTCTGGCGGCTGGTCGAAGGAAGCACTCTGCGCGATCTGAGTGAGCCCACCGCCGCTCGCGCTTGAGCTGCCGCTCCCGCCTCCCCCACCCGTCCATTGCCCGCCGTCAGAACTGCCGGCAGGGACGCGCGGCTGGTTCGGGTTGAAGCCGGCCTTGAAGGCGCGGGCGAGCTGCGCGTGCTTGGCTTCGACCACGCTTGCATGCAAAAGCCAGCTCAGGCGTCGGCAGCGCGCGCCGACCTCCCAGCTCGCCGCAAAAGCATCCATCTTTTGGCTCTTCGGCTATCCTGCGCGCATCAGCCTCGCGCCGCGGCGAAGCTTGCCCGCGAGCCGCGCGGCATCGGTGCCAGCGCCGAGAACCCCCCGGCGCTTCACCGTGCTCACCCGCGCTTCGGGCAGCATGGGGAAGGTGACGACGGAGATCTCCCAGAGGTCGATCTTGTCGAGCCGGCGAACGCCACTCGTGGGATCGGTGCGCCCCTTGACGGTGCGGAAGCCGATCGAGAGCCCGTCGAGCGCGCCGGCCCGCATCAGGCTCAGCACCTCGCGGGCGCGCGCCACCTCCGGCATCAAGCGCCCGCGCGCGAACAGGCCCTTGGCGTCTTCGTAAAGCTCGAGCCATACGCCGATTGGCTCGTTGGGGTCATGTTGGAAGAGCAACTTCACCCCTTGCGTCCCGCGGGCCCGAAGGCTCTCGCGGAAGGCGCCTGGCATCACCAGGTCCTGTCCGAGATCGACCTCGCCGAACAGGCTCGCGTAGCCTGCGAAAGTGCCGTCGGCCTCGACCCGTTTCAGGTCGCAGGGCGCGAATCTCACCTCGCGCTCTGGCAATGTCTCGCCGAAGCGTTGCAGCATTTGCTTTCCTATTCTGAGCTCGTCATCACCGGGCCGCCGCGCCCAGCGCGAAGCGCTGCCGGCGTGGCGAGACCCGGTGATCCAGGGAAGCAAACTCGGAGCAAGTTGCTCTGGATCGCCGGGTCAAGCCCGGTGATGACGCGGAGGATTATTGAGAAGCCGAAGCGAGCTCATCCCCGCCCTCGACCGGCTCGTAACCGACGGCGGCGCGCTTTTCGTTGATGGTCAGAAAATCAGCGACCCGCACCCGCTCCCACAGCGCCTCGCGCTCTGTGCTCAACGCCTCGATGGCATCGAGGTCGGGGCGAAGCTCGAGGCTCGCGCCCTCATCGAAGGCAGGCCCAAGCCACCCTGACAGCGCCTTCGCCGTCCGGATCACCAGAGGCAGAATTGTCTGCCGCCAGAACGAGCGATTGGCCTCTGCGTAGTTTGAATAAGTATTGTCGCCCGGAATGCCGAGCAGCATCGGCGGAACGCCGAGCGCAAGCGCCACTTCACGCGCGGCGACGTGCTTCGCCGAGATGAAGTCCATGTCCTTTGGCGAGAAGGCCATCGCCTTCCAGTCGAGCCCGCCTTCGAGCAGCAGCGGGCGTCCCGCGTTTTTCGCGCCTTGGAAGCTCGCTTCGAGCTCTGCCTTCAGCCGCTCGAACTGCTCCGGGCTGAGCTGCCCGTCCTTGGCGCTATAGACGAGCGCGCCTGAGGGGCAGGCGGAATTGTCGAGCAGCGCCGCGTTCCACGCTCCGCTCGCATTGTGGATGTCGATGGCGGCGGCGGCAGCCTCGAGCGGGTTCATGCCGTAATGGTCGTTGAGCGGATGGAACAGCGCCATATGCAGGATGGGCCGCACGCCGCCGCTCGCGTCCTGTCGGAAGCGCACCGTCTGCCCGCCCACCGTGTAGTCGTAAGCCTCGGGCCAGCCGTCAGCCCCAGGCACCACCTTCATGCGGTCGGGCGAAGCACATGCAGCTCGCGCACAGTGCCGTTGACCGAGACTGCTTCCAGATAGGCGTTCCCGGCGACGAGCAGATGCCCGTACCAGGCCTCGAACAGATCAGGCGCGCAGTGCGCCGGGTTGGGCTTGGCGAGCAGCGCAAGCAGTGGATGCTCGTCGACTTCGCTGTCGCCGTCGAACAGGAAGAGCGGCACGCTTGCCGCCGCTTCCGCGATCATGCGTACCGAGCGATAGACCACGGCGTTCTTGGCGAAGCCTTCGCGTGCGAGGCTCGCGAGATCGCGCGGCGTCCACACCGGCTGGCCGCCGGCAGCCCAGGCGATCAGCTTCGCCGTCCGGCTTGCCTTGGCCTCGAGCCCGAGCAGCCTCGCCAGTCTCTCGCGCAGTGTTGTTGCCATCATTCACCCTGAAGTCGCGTACTCAACGAACGTAGCCACTGGCGCTCCCCTCCCCCCTTGAGGGGGAGGGATAGGGAGGGGGGTCAATCCAAATTGTCTAACGCAGACACCCCCCTCGGATCGGCTTCGCCGATCCTGCTCCCCCTCAAGGGGGGAGCGGGGAGCAAGGTGCGCGTCCATCCAGCAATCGACTACACCCACCGGATGCGGGGCTCGGCCAGGCCACGCAGCATCAAATCGGTGAGCGCCCAGACGAGCGCATCGACGCGGTCTGGGCTCGCGCCCCCCGACAATCCGTCAGGCCCGAAATCGCTCATCTCGTCCTCGAGCTCTGGAAATGTGCCGACATGCGCCACGCGTCCCTGCTCGTAAAGTGCGGCGACAGGCTCGGCGCGCAGCCACTTGCCGCGCATGGCGCGAACGGAGCGCACCGGCACGCTTGCATCGACCTGTCGAACGACCGTCTCGACCAGCTCGCCCCCCTGATTGACTTCGGCCACGATGCGGTCCGCCTCGAAGCGGCGAAAAGCGCGGACCAGGGCGCTTGCCCATTCAAGCGGGCTCGCCCGCTCACGGGTCTGGTCGGCGAGCACATAGGCCCGCCCATCTTCGCCGAGGCCTGCGACAATGATGCCACAAGCGTCGGCATGCGGCCCGCTCGACGCCGGAGGGTCGACTGCCACCACCACACGCCGCATCTCAGGCG